TTGAGATACTCGCCGTCAGCTTTCGCCATGGCCTTCGAGATCGTCTCCAGCTCGTCAAGCAGCTTTTCGTACATGTCGCGTCTCCGGGTTGCGTTTCGACTTCAGGTGCCGGCTCAGGTCACGCAAGAAGCGCTCGACCCATTCGGCAGATTGATTGCGGCTGACGCCCATGTGACTGACGGAAAACTCCAGCAACCGCGCCGCCGTGGGATCAGTGATTTCCTTTTTCACCAGCGCGGCCGACAGGGCATCGCGCCAGTCCCAGTAATTGATGGGGGAGCCATGCAGGGACTGCCGGCGCAAGGCGCCACCACCGGTCAGCGCGGCCGAGTCGGTGCCGTAGCCGGCCTCCAGCGCCTTGTTGAGGTCAAACCCTGCGGCCGACCAGCATTTCGCGAATGCGCCAAACGGGATCGTGCTGGCCACCGGCACCATCTGGTTGACCGGGGTCTTCGAGAATCCGATGTTGGTCCACCGCACCTGCGTGACGACGGCCTTCTTGGCATTCGTCTGCGGATCGATCACCGTCATCTTTGGCGCCAGCACCTGGCCACCAACGGACGGGTACCAGCGCTGCGGCGGGTTCAGCTTGGTCAGCGAATCCCAGAATCGGTTTGCGCGCTCCGCGACCGGCCCGTTACCGCAATACACCTGCCCCTTCACCAGCGTGCGGCGGCCATCGATCTTGACGTCCACCGGGCGGCCAATTTCGAACAGCTCGTAGTCGCCGATGCCGGCCTTGGCGCCGATCTGCGTGATGTGGTCGATGTCCAGGTTGCCGTAGCGCAGGAAGTAGTCCGCGCTGTCGGCGAGCGCCTTGGTGAGGACAACCTCGCCCTGCTGGTCCAGAGCCTCGTTGCTGGCCTCGATGAACACAAAGCGGTCCTCCCCTTCCTCGAAAGGGGTCGCCTTGAGCATGTCGCCGATGCTGAGGAACTGTTGCTGCACGTTTTCGCCCATTAAAAAGGGCCGCCAGCGGAGAGAGGAGGATCCCCGCGTGGCGGCCCTAGTGGCCCTGGCCTGTTTGCCGGCCGTGATCAGGCTACCGTCACGACCAACATCAAGGCAAACGAAAAGTCAACTGCGTTGGAAAAACAGCACGATCCGCCGGTGCATTTCGTGCATGGCATCCGGCCACACCGGCACGTCGCCCTTGCATTTCGGGCACACCAGCGTCAGGCCGTTGGCCTTGAGGATGAGCGCGCGCATCGACAGCATCTGCTCGCCGCTCGCCGATGTCCGGCTCAGGTTGGTCTTGCAGTGGGGACAATTCAAGCGCCGCGCGCCCTCGCGTTGGCGATGACGTTCTCAAGCCGGCCCGACTCGATGATCAGCCGCTGACAGTCTTCGGCGGCACTCGGGTCCGTGACGGCGCGCGATCGCAGCCTCGTGATGTCGTCGCGAACATCGGATAGACGCCTCTGCGCGTACTCGAGAAGCTGTCGCTCGACAGCCGTCGTTTGCTGGGCCATGCCGTGCAGGTCGGTCAGTCGGCTTCGCATATGCTTCATCATGTCTATGCCCATACTTGCTCCCGCGCGGTCAGGCCGCGTTGCGTTGCTCGCGCGCTGCCATGGCGCGCCCCAGATAGCCGGCGATGCCGGTATCGTCCAGACCCTCAAGCGGGCTGGTGACGACATCGCGCAGCTCGTACTTCCTGGCCAGCCGGTCGCGCGCCCGCGCCTCGATCGGATGGTCCGCCACCGAGTCGATCAGCTCGACGCCGTTTTCCTGGCCCAGGCGGAAAATACGGCCGTTGCGTTGGTTATGGAGCATGGCGGTGTTGGGAACGTCATGCTGCAGCAACCACATGCCGCGCTGCGCGTTCAAGCCCACGGCGCCGGCATCCGAACAGATCAGAATGTCGGCCTGCGCGTCGCCGCTTTCCGGCCGGAACATGAGCCGCTTGCGCTCCTTTTCGGCGGCGCTGTCGGATCCCGTGATGGTGACGACGCGATGGCCATCCGCTTGCAGGCGCTCCGCCAGCAGGCGCACGGCATTCCGCGACCGCGCAAACACCACCCCCGGTTTCCCGCGGCGGGCTCGCGCAATCTCGACCGCCTTGGCGATCTTGCCGCCCTGCGGGTGCTCATCCAGGACACGGCGAATAGCGGCTTCGCGCGTCAGGCCGACGCTCGCCGCCGCACGACGGGCGATGGCCTCATGCTGGTCCGGCGGCGCGCCTTCGAACATTTCCGGAGACAGTCGCTTGGCGGCATCGACATCCACCTTCCCCGCCAATCGCGCCAGGCGCATGCTGGTGGCGGCCTCCTCAACGGCATCTATGGCGGCACGCTGCTCGGCCGTCACCGCAGACTTCTCGACGATCTTTTCGTGGGAGACGCCCGGGTCGATCTTGCCTGGATAGAAGTGCCGCGCCATCTCGTGGCGCAACGCATCTCGCGATGCCGGCACGTCGACACCGTATTTGCGCATGAAGGCGGCGCGGTCCGCGTAGCGATCCGGGTCCATCTTGCGCAGCACGTCATAGGTTTCCGACACGTCGTTCTTGGTCGGGTCCGCGCTCGCCGACACGTAGTACGGCACGTGGTAGGACAGCGCGTCGACGGTGTTGGCCAGCAGCGAGTTCTCCTTGCCGGCCCGGTTCAGCAGGTTGTGGCCCTCGTCGACGGCCAGGTAGTCGTAGCTGATGCCTTCCTTGTCCAACACGCCCTTTATCCAGTCGCGGCGCTCCGGTTCCGTCATGGTGCTGAAGCGGTTGGCCATTTCGCCCGGCTCGACGCCGGCCTGCCCGGCACCCATGTGGATCACGTCGTCGCGGAAAGCCTGGTGCGTCACTACCGAGAAATCCGTCTTCGGGTCCTTGTAGTGGGCGATGCGTTCCTCCCGGCTGGCGCCAGGCGCTATGTGCCAGCGGTACTTGTTTGGTTCCAGGTAGCGCAGTGCCTCGCCAGAGAATTGTCCCTGGACGATGCTTGGCACCAGGAACAGGCCGCGCTTCACTTTGCCGCCGGCCTGAAGGTGCGTGAATCCGGCAAGCGCGATCGATGTTTTGCCGCTCCCCACGCCTTGGGCCAAGACCAGCCGCTTGTTGTGCTCCAGCAGCTTTAAGGCCCGCTGCTGGTTGATGAACCGACCGCTCATGCTGGCCTTCCACAGGCGCGTCGGCTTGCCGGCTTGGAAGTTGGCGCCCACCTGCGGCGCCATAGCTGCCAGCTGACGTTCCATGGCATGCCCCAGCGTGTAGCGTTCGTCGGCCGCCAGCGGCTTCTCGGGCTCCTCGGCGCTGGGCGCTTCTTCGGCCGCCCCGAACATCCCCATTTGCGACTGCTCAAACGCCTCCACGGCGTCGCGCTCACGGTCCAGCTTGTCGGCGACGCTGCCGGCGGCATACCGTCCCTGGACGCGCTCGCGCAGGCTGTCTACCAGCGCGCGATGTTTTTCCATCCGCTGCGCCCGTGCATCCGGGTCGACGGCGTCAAGGTGCCGAAGATTGCCACGCACCACGGTGCGGCCGATCTTGAGAGGCGCGTCAGGATTGAGGCGGTTGTAGGCCTCGTGGAACGCCTTGACTGTACGCGACCGAACCATGTCTTGCATGGCCGCGTAGGCGTTCTCGGGGCCGCCCATGGCTTCCGCGTACCGCGCCCACCCAAGGTCTTGAGCAGCCAGCTTTTCGGCCACGTCGTCGCGCTTCTGCTGCCACTCGGTCCACGCCGGGTTCCGGCCGCGGCCGAACATGTCCTCGATCTCGCGTTCCGGCTCGGCGCCGTTGAGCGCGTCCAGATCGGCACGCAGCTGCGCGACCTCCGGGCCGGCCTTGGCCACGTTGGCGTAAAAGTGGTCGCGCAGTGCGCGCTGGTCCTGCGGCGTGAGGTCGCCAACTGCCTTGAAGGCAGCGACGCCGGTAGGCTCGTGCGCAAAGGCGCGGTGCAACGCCTCTACCGCCGCCTGGTCCATCGGCACCTGCTGGCGATGCAGTGGCGCACGCGCCGACCCGTAGCGGTCCCGCACAAAGGCATCCGCCATCGCCTCGAAGGCTTCCTGGTGGGCTTCCGCGCGCACCAAGTCGCCATGCTCGTCTCGCAACGGCGCTATCTCATCCAGCGCCTTTAGGTAGGCGGCACGGTCCGGCGCCTTCTCCATGATCCCCTGCGACAACAAATCAGCCACGATGTCAGCCGGCGGGTCGCCGTCCGCCGTGCGGCCTCCGATGTAATCGCGAATCAACTGCCTGATGTCGACGCCCGGCGTGAACGGTTCCGCCAGGCGCGGCGCGGCGCCCGCCGGCACCGGTGCCGCCAGGTCTGGCCGATTGGCGACGCCCTTTGGCAGCCAATCGGCTTCATCATGGCGCCCCTCGATGATGTCCAGCGCGCCGCGCACCCGGGCCAGGTCGTCGCGATTCACCGGCGCGGCCAGGCGATCCATGCCGCTGGCGCGCACCGTCAGAAACGTGTTGCCGCCGGCCCGGTCGATGCTGTAGTCGCCACGCTCAAGCCCGATCGCCCGCGCGCGTTGGATAGCGGCTTCGACCGACAATCCGCCCAGCGAGACCTGCACTTCATCTTTCGGCCCTTGGCCGAGCGCCATCACCAGCGCGGCGTTGGTTTCCATCTCGCCAAGTGCAACGCCCAGCGTGCGGCGTGCCTCATTCACGGCCTGTCGGCGCCTGGCGTTGGCCTCCTGCAGAATGGCCAGGTCATCGCCGTTGCCGGCGGCGCCGAACTCTATCTCGCGCGCCCGCGCTTCCCATTCGGCGGCTTCCCGCAAGGCATCTTCGGCCATTCCGACGTAGGTATCGCGGTGAAACTCTTCCATGGCCTGCTTGACGGTGCCCATTTCTTCGGCCGATAGGTCAGCATGTAGCCGCCGCGCCAGCACCTGCGCCGCGCCGGCCACGCCCAGCACGTCCACCACGTCGCGATCCACCATGGCCGACCCGCCGGCCGCCAGCGCCAGCGCATTGACGGCGTTGTAGGCGCCGACGCCAATGTGGCGCCCAAGGGCTTGTTCGTAGTCGCCGAACTTTCCGACTTCGTCAAGGAATGCCCGCGTCGACACGGTCCTCAGGTCCTGCTCAACACGATCTTGGACTTCTCGGTCAATATCGGCCGCCGAAACTTCCACCACGAACGCCTTCGGCTCGATGCCGGAATCCACGTCCTTGAGGGCTTGGCGGGACTGCTCGCGTACCGCCTTGAGGCGCTTTTGAGCGAGCAGCAACTCGGCGGCCTTGTCTGCGGCAGCAAGCGTCACGGCCGGCGGCGGCGGGCGACGGATGCCTTGCAGCTCTTCGCGAATCCCCGCTGCGCTGATCTTGCGCGCCTGAGCCTTGGCCTTGGCATCATCGTCTTGCGGCGCCTGTTCGGCTTTCTCGGCCGACAACTCGGATTCTGTCAGGCCGCGTTCCTTGGCGCGCTCGCCGTAATTCGGGGCGAAGCCAAGGCCGCCCCCAGTGGGCGCCGGGGCCAGGTCTTCAACGGACAGCGTCGACGGGTCGGCTGACTCAAGCGGCACCTCGCCAATTTCGGCCTGTGTTCGCGCCTCGGCATCGATCAGCAGTTGCCGGCGCTGCACTTCGACGGCCTCGTCGGCCTGCTTCAGCAAGTCGCGGTGGTGACGAAGCATCGCCCGGTTCGCGGCGGCCGTCGACAGGCCTGATAGGTCTGGCGGGTCAGTGGCTCCCCGCTCCCACCCCAGGGTTTCCGCAACCTTGGTGATGTACGCGCGCTCCGCTTCGATGCGCCGGCGCTGGACGGCTTCCCGCTGCTTGCTGCGGGCCTCGTAGGTGCCCGCCTCTTTTTCCTGGCGGCGCTGTTCGGCCTTCGCCTCGCCGCGGCTCTTAGCTTTTTCGGCGGCGTCCCTGCGGTAATCGGCCTCGCTGCGCACGCCGCGCAGGCGCAGGTAGTTGAGCTTGCCGCCGGCGCCGCCAACCACGCGCCAGGTGCCGGATTTATCCTCGCGGATCATCACCGGCTGGCCTTTCGAGTCGCTTCCGTTCGGGTGGACGGTGATCCAGCGTGTCCCTGGCTCGGATGCCTTGCGCAGCAGGATCAGCGGCGCCTTTCTTTCTGGCGCTTGCTCAGTCTTTGGCCGGCCAAAAAGACGCCGGAAGGCGGAAGCTATCGATGCCATTTTGCAAGCGTAGCGTCACGACCTGCTACAGCCCGACATCCTCATCGAAGATCGTCACCGGCTCGCCATTTGGCGCTGCCGTCCGCCCGTCAGGCCCGTAGCGAAGGTTCTGCCCGTATTCCTCGAATGCCGCTGTCAGCATTTGCGTCAGGCTCAGATCCGGCACCAGCGCGGCGACCTCAGGGTCTTCGTACTTCCCCAGCATGTACAGCTGCTGCTGGCCGAACTGCTGGCGCAGCAGCGCCTTGATCGGCCACCAGTACACGCCAAAGCAGCGGTAGCGCTGCGGATCTGCCTGCAGCGTCATCAGGACATTGCGCAGTGATCGGTTGACGTCCAGGCCTCTCATGCCGTCTCCCTCCCCGTACGGGCCGCTTTCTCGCCCATACGCTCCAGGGCCTCGCCAAACGTGCCGGCGGGACCGCCACGATGATCGGTGGCCGGGTACTGCTCTTCCTCTATGCCGGCCTGCTTTGCGAACTTGAGCCCTTCCTTGGAAACTGCCTCAGCCATTGCCGCCCTTTGGCCAGGGGGAACCATGTTCACCAAGCGCATGATGCTGTGCAGCGTTTTCTTGGTGTCGGCGCCAGACGCATTGCCGTATTCCCTGGTCGCCCGTATCGCCAGCCGGTAGTCGCCGGCGCCGATCGCCATCTTGGCCAGCGCCACACCGACATGATCGCTTTGGCTTGGCGCCGATTCCGATGGTACGCCATGCGTATAGAGGCCGGAATGCACGCGCCCCATGGCAAGCGTATTTCCTATTTCCCGCGTCAGGTCTTCGGGCGTCGCGCGCTCCAGCAGCGCGGCCACCGCGGCAGCCGGCCAGGAAGCTCGCAGGCTGTACTTCTCCTGCTGCACGGCTGGCACCATCTTCTTCAACGAGGTCGCGAAGTCTTCGCCCTTCGATTCCGCGATCACGGCGCCGACCAACGCCTGGCGCGCCTCATTCACGGCGGGCTCGCCGAACAACTCATGGATGACGGCATCCCATGGGTTTTTCTTTTCGACGCCGACGTAAGCGAAGCTGACGCCGATTGGTGGGTTGCCGCCGTAGCTGTTACGGCTGCGCGTCGCCCGGTACTCCGGCTGTGGCCGCTTTTCGCGCTCCGCCTTCATCCAGCCCTGGATCGCCAGCGCGCGATGCTCGGGAATCGGCAGCATCAGGTCGTGGTCATCCAGCTTTTGCCGAACCTCAAAGCTTTGGGCGAACACCGGCTCGCCATCCTTGACCATGCCAGCGCCCAATGACATCGACGCCTTGTACGTGCGCAGCGCCTCCTTGAGGCCGGCCTGGACGTCGTGGAATCGCTCGCGCAGCACCTGCGGGTCGACGCCGACCAGCTTTGCCGGCGTGTTCATGTCGGGGCCGCCAATCTGCCCGGCCAGCGCGTCAGACATCGCCTTGTCGTCGGCCGACTTGTCGTAGGCGGTTGGCGTGATGCCGGCGCTCAAGGCATTGGCATCGAAGGTGAACGCGATGTTGCTGCCGTACGGCCTGGCCCTGATCGTGCCGTCGCGCGGGTCGACGGCGGTCACCAGCCAGTGCGAGGCGTGCCGCGAATACCCGGACACCGCGGCCACTTTCGGATCGACCACAAGCGCGGTGCCGGCGCGCCAGGCATGGCCGGTTGCCGGATGCACAAACACGCCCTCCGGATTGTCGAGCGCCGCCTTGTCGGTGAAGTGCGGGTTAGCCTTGAGCCTGGCGCGCGCCGCGGCGACGTGCGCCTCAAGGCGGCCGGTGGACGCCGCCCCCTTGGGCAGGTTGCGCAGCGACCGACTCATGTCGGCAAATCGCACGAACTCTGCCGCGGCCTGCGCTCGACCTTCGGCGGCGGCGCGCCCCATGGCCGCGTCCCGATCGGCGGCGACCTTAGCTCGCTCGGCATCCGGGTCTGCCGACAGCATGATCATCAGCTCGTTGCGGTCGAACACGCCCTCGCGCGCCAGGTTCTCGATCCGGTTGCCGCCGTTCCACAGCAGGTCCTGCCAGTCGCGCTTCGCCGTCAGGGTCTGGTAGCGGTAGCCGTCAAACGAGCCCTTCGACAGGTAGGTGTGCAGGCGCACGGCCTCGCGTTTGTTGCCCTGGCGCAGGCCGCGGCCGTTGCGCTGCTGGATCGATGCCGGCTCCCACGGCAGTTCCAGGTGGTGGATGTCGCTGGTCCGCTTCTGCAGGTTCAGGCCCTCGCCCATGGTGGCGGTGTTGCCGATGACGACCTTGATCTTGCCGGCGTTGAACCAGTCCTGAATGTTCTGCCGCTTGGCCGACGAGCTGGCCGCCTTGGCGTTCACGATGCCGATTTCGTCGCGTCGCATGCCGCGCGCTACCAGCATGTCGGCCAGGCGCTCGTGCAGGTCGATGTGGTCGGCGAACACCACCTGTCCGCCTTCCTTGCTCAGGGCGGCGATGTTGTCGGCGGCCTTCGTCAGCTTCGGGCTTGGCTCGTCAGGCTCATCAGGATGGCCCAGCAGGCGCAGGTCGATCGCCGCCTTGCCCATCTTGTCCATGATGCTGAAGATGTGTGCGTCGCCGGTGTCGTCCCTGCCGCCGGCCTCACGCGCGGCGTCGCGCAGTTCGGCGTAGACCGCCTGCTGGGCCGGCGACATATCGACCAGCACGGTTTCCGTTTCCGCCCGCGGCAGCGGCAGGCCAACGTCTTCCGCCGTGCGCCGCTGCATGTACTTCGACATGACGGCCCGCAGCTCGTCCATGTTCTTGAAGCCCGACGTGACCAGCGCGTCGGCAATCTCGCCGTCCACGCCGAGCACCTTGTCCCGGGTGAACTCGCAGTAGCGGTCCAGGAATTCCTCGCTGTTTTTGATGCCGCGCTTCGTGAACTCCTCCGGCGCGATATGCGAGAGCATGGAGTAGATTTCCAGCGGGCTGTTTCGCGTCGGCGTCGCCGTCAGACCGAAGACGTTTTTGCCGTCGTTCATTTCCCGCACGTACTGCGTCTTCAGGTTGGTGTCCAGCGCCCGATTGCTCAGACCCTGGCCGCCAAGGAACTTCGGCTGCTCGCCGAAGCGGCTGCGAGCGGCCACCAAGTTCTTTGAAAAGTGGAATTCATCAAGTATCAGCGCATCCACGCCCAGGTCTTCGAAATTCAACGCGTCGGTGCGTTTCTCGAAGTCGCGGCTCGCCACCTGCTGGTCGTAGGACTCCCGAATCTTGCGGACACGCTTGTCGCCGGCCTGGTCGAGCTGGTCTGCGCGCTGCGTCCAGAAGTCATTCTCGATGTAGGCGTTCTTCTTCTCCGGGCTCAGGTCGAGTTCGTTCCACGCCGGGATCGAGATGAACGCGAAGTCGTAGTCGTTCTGCGCGAGGTCATGTAGCTTTCGGTTGCGCTCGGCGGCGGAATCCGGCTTGCCGACCAGTTCGCCGGCCTTGTCGAGGCTGTAGGTCTCGCCGATCACCATGACGCTTGACCCCGGGAACCAGGCATTCGCCTCGGCGACCCAATTGGCAAGCACGGACTTGGGGACCACGATCAGCGGCTTCTTGGCCTGGCCGTTGGCCACCAGGAGGCGCGACAACATCATCCCACGGGCAGTGTTGTGGGTGACGATGAAATCATCGGTCACGTAGAGATGGCTCGGATGCTCGACCTTTATGCACTGCGCACGCTTCCTGCCAACAAAATCAATGGCAGTGATGTAGCGGATTGGCTGGTACTTGCTCTTTGGGCGGACCCGTTCGCGCTTGCGGCTATGCAGGAATGGCGGCACGTCTGGCGGAAGACGCATATGGACCGTGTAGGCGAGCTGGCCCTGCAACTTCTCGCCCTTGTAGGTGTAGGTCGGAATCTTCGACTTCAGCGTCGCGTTTCCACCCAAGCTCTGGACCAGGAAAATCACGTCCCTGGCCAATGCTTCTGACACCGACGTGAACTGCACCGTGACGCCCGCGCGGTCAACATAGCCGTCGGTATCCATGAGTCCTTGCAGCATGGCCAGCCGATCGCTGGCGGACGACATCTTGTAGATGCCGGGCACGAATTTCCCGGCCGCCAAAACGTTCAGGCCAAGACCTTCGATGATGTCCGCGACGCCGTTTGTCGGCGTCAACAGGCTCGACCTGACGATATTCGCGGTCATGCAGTGATTGGTTGCCTGCTCGACTCTGACCTCATATCCTGGAGGGGCCAATTTGGCAACGGCGTCGACGATTTCGTATTCTGGGTTGCAAATTCTGGGCGTGCGACTCTTGAGTGAGCCGTCACCGAGCAACACCCCCAGCAAATAGGGGTGCAGCGGCAAGTCCTGCCGCGCAAACTGAACGGCCCCGACCATCGGTATGGCGTGGTTCTTCGTGCCGCGATAGGTCAGCGTCTTCCGTATCTCGGCCAACGGACGCACCCGCGGCGATCCGCTCCCTCCATGTGTGCGGCGCGCGTTGTTCCGCTCCAAATGCGTCTGCGTCAGCCACAGGTGCTCTTCGCAGCACTGGGTTTGCGCCCCATCATGGAACCGCACGCGGTAAATTTCTTTCTCGCCCTGCGGATACACGCCAGTCACGCGCGTCGGCGAGCCATCCCCAGCGATCACCAAGTCTCCCACGCGGATGTCTCCCATACGTACCCAGCCCGTCGGCGTAAGCACATTGGCGTCAAGCGGCTGCGCCTTCCCGAGTCCAACGTCGTCGGCGATGATCCCCTTGCCGGCCGCCAGCGCCCAGCGCAGGGACGACCAGTGGTAGGCGTTCACGTCGAACTGCGGGTTCAGGCCCGGCACGTCCATGGGCCGATCTGAAAATGCCTTGGCGCGGTAGCCGCGGAAGGCACGGTTGTAGGCGTCCTCGACCGCATCGCGATGTGGTGACGTCAGCAGCCACTCCTTGAAATCCGCGTTCCATTCATCGATGACCGGCTGGTCCTTCTCGCGCAGACCGGTGCGGTTCAGGTACTTTTCAAGCAGGCCCGTCGAATAATCGCCGCTGGTGACCTTGAACACGCCGTTGGCGAAGGTGATGCTGGTCGGCTCCCTGTTGCGCACGTATTGGCTGCTCGACGCCGCGTTCCTGGCGTTGAAGAAGTCGGCCACCACGTCCAGCGGCACCCAGCCAGAGTTCAGCTGCGCCTCCACGTCTTCCAGCGACTGCGGGTCGATGGTGGCCTCAAGCGCCTTTGCCTGCGCCTCGTACTTGGCGCGGAAGGCCGCGTCCAGGTCGTCCCGCGCCAGTGCCGCGCGCAGGGCGTCCAGCTTCGGGTATAGCTCTCCCGACAGGTAGTTGTCGCGGGTCTGCCAGGCGCCGGTGTCGGGCGTCACCGCGTAGGCGTCGTCGGCCATCAGGTGGTCAAGCGTCGCCTGCAGGTCGCCGCCAGCCCACTGCGCGGCAACCTGCTCGGGCGTGAACGAATCCGCGTCTCCAGCGGCGCTGGTGGCGCGCGCCACGGCGGCCGCGAAGTTGTCCGTTTTTTCCTCGCGGTCCGCGTCGCGGCCCTGGACCAGATCGGAATAGCCGCCGCCATTCTTCCTGACGGCGCCCAGCAGGCGCCAGATTTCCGGATAGCTGCGGGCTGCTGCCGCCAGATCCCTGGACGCGTGCGGGTCGCCGTGCTCCTCGATGTATGCGTCCAGCATTTCCTTAACGCGCTCGCGCAGACCATCGGCAGGCTTGCCGGCCGCCACGGTCTCGGCGAGCGTGTGCAGCGTCTCAGCGATGCTGCGCGCGTCGGCGACGAACTTGGCGTCATCGGCGGCGCGATGCCAACGCGGCGGCTCGCCCTGCAGAACGTACAGGATGCCGTCGACCACTTTCGTGTCACCGACCCGGCCCAGGCGATACGGCGCCTTTATGGCACCACCGCGGGCGCGCGTCTTGGCGGCCTCGTCATCGCCCAGCGCGTCGAGAACGTCGGTCACCGTCACCGCCGGGCCGGCTGCGGCCTGCTCCGGCCGCCAGGAGCCGATCGCGTCCGCCACGCCCTCCATCGACCCGGTGACGGTGAAGTCGTTGCCCATGCCGGCGCGCGCCCGCCAGCCCTCTTCCGGGCGCCCGAATACGTGGTCGATGCCGCGCGACTGGAAGAACGTGCCGCCGACGAACTCCTTGTCCCACAGGCCCAGCTTTTCCATCGTTTGACGGTCGACCGTGCCCAGGGCGCCGGCCACGTCATCGGGCCGCTTGCGGAACACCACGATGTCGGTCGTCACCTCGGTATGCGCGGCCTCGAAGGCCGTGTTCGGCATGCGGAAGGCCGTCACGAACTCGCCCTTCTTCAGCAGGCGCTCGCGGAATGCGCGTGTGTTCTTGCCGTCCATGATGCCGGTCGGCACGACCAGCGCCACCACGCCACCGGCGCGCGTCTTGTCGAGCGCGGCGTCGACGAAATACTGCTCGGCCGTCTTCAGGTCGGATTTGTCCTTGCGGATCAGGGCGCCGCGCAGCCCGAACGGCACGTTGCCTACCACGGCGTCGAACTGCCGATCGTCCGTTGTGGCGAAATCCTCGAACGCCGACACATGAACCTGGTGCCGCTGGTGCAGCAGGCGCGCGATGCCGCCGCTGGTGCCGTCCATCTCGACGCCGGTCACGTGGCTTCCGGCCGGCGCCGTGTGCAGGAATACGCCGGTACCGCAACACGGCTCCAGCACTTCCGGCATCCTGCCGCCAGTCAACGCGCCGACTACCTGCCACATGGCGGCGGCGACATCCGGGCGCGTGTAGAACTCGTTCAGGCTGTCGCCAATGCCGCCGGTGCCCGTGTACTGGCGCAGCAGCGCTGCGTCTTCAGGCGACAGCTCTGGCAGCGTGCTGCGGCCCGCCATCAATTCGGCGGCTCGGCGTGCGGCCGCCGCGTTCAGCCGGCGGCGCTCCGCCTTGCTGGTGCCGGCCGGGACGCCGAACGTCTCCAGGGTCTCGACTTGACCCTGTGCGAACAGATCGTCTTCGCGTGCGTCTGGCGCCGCCTTCTTGGCGGGTTTCTTGGCTCCCGCCACGGGCGCGGCGCCCGCAAGATGCTTCTCGCGAATGAACCACCCGCCGTCCTTACGGAACGTGTACGGGTCGACCGCCTTCGCCTGCTCAGCAGTGATGCCGACGCGCACGACACCGCGCAGCGTCTTGCCGCGGCCCGTGACGTGCTCGACGATCTTCTCGCCAGCTGGCGCCGCTTCCGCTAGCCGTGTCGGCGCGGCCTTTTCGTCGCCGCCCATGCGCTTGCGGCGCCGGGCCGTGTGCGGGGCAACGTAAACGCCGTCGTCGCGCGTGTACCCGTCGACCTGCACCGGCATGTCGAACAGCCCGAGTTGCTGGGCGGCCTTGCGCAGCAAGATGCGGATGGCGCCCACTTAAATGTCCATGTTGTCGGCGATGGCCCGCTCGTCTACGCGCGCCTGTTCATCGACGCTCACCTGCTCGGCCAGCAAGCCAAGCAAGTTGCGCTGTGCGTCCTCGCGCTCGGCTTGATCAGCCATGCGGCAGATCACCACGGCTGGCGCTACCAGCGCCGTCAGTAGCCCAAGCGCGGCGAGGATTCCGATCCCGGAACCCATGACTAAGCCGCCACCGCGTGTTCCATACACGCGCTGTCGGCCTGCCTTGTTTCTGCAAACAGCGGTCGGTTCCTCGACCGGAGAATGTTCCTTGCCGCGTTGATGTCGCGGTTATGCACGGTTCCACATGCCGTGCAGGAAAATTCTCTTACAACGAGACCTGTCCAGCCTGCTGGACCCGTCAAGGCCCCGCAGCTGCTGCAAGCTCGCGTTGTGAACGCTTCATTGACGACTTCAACAGTCCGGCCGGCCATCTGGCCCTTGTACTGCACGAACTGCTTGAACATGCCCCAGCCGGAGTCCAAGACGCTCTTGGCCATCTTGGTCTTTGCCAGCCGAGTGCTGCTCACGTCGCCAATGACGATATTCTGGTACTCGTTTACCAACTTCCTCGAAAACTTGTGCAGGGCGTCCGCCCGGCATCGCACCGCCTTGCGGTGAATCCGCTTGGCCTGCCGCTTGTGGCCGCGCCGCTGCGCCATCGCCAGCTTGTCGGCGTGGTGCTGCGTCCACCGGCCGGCTTCCAGTACGTCGCCGTCGCTGGTGGTGGCGATGGCTTTGAGGCCAAGGTCCACACCGACGGCTTCCTTCGGCGCGATGGTTTGCTCGACTTCGACTTCCACCGGCAGGCACAGCCACCAGTCACCCACCGCATCCTGCGCAAAGCACCCGCCTTTCCAATTCACGCCGTCAAGGCGCGCTGACTCGAACACGCGGAAGCTCTTTCCGCAGAATCGCAGTGCCTTGCCTTTGCGCTTGAGGCTCGCAGCCTTGAAAGGAACCCAACCGAGAGCGCGCTTTGCACCACCACTGGCCCGCCAGCGCAGACGCAGTTTCTTGAACTGTGCGCGCTTTGCCGCGTACTCGCAGTTCACCCGCTGAATGGTGTCGGCGCCGATGCGCTCGAAGTACTCGGATGCGCCAGCCGACAGGTTATTCAGGTCAAATCCGGACAACCACTTGCGCTTGGTGTCGGTGCGGGTAGCGGTCTTGGTGCTGGTCTCACAGGCCCAGTTCCAGGCTGTGTTGACCTCGCGTGCCGCCGCGTTCAGCCAAGCGTAGGACTCTGGCTTGACCTTGATCTTCAGCGTTTTCGTGTAGGCCGTCATGGGTGCTATTTTACCTTTCCCTCGCGCCCTCTGCTACGCAACCGGGCTGGTGGGGAGGCGGCATCCGTGCCTCCTTCGTTGTGGCGTCACGACCGCAGCCACGCGCGTGCCGGCGCAGCAAGTGGCGGATCGCTATAACGCCAGCTTGGTGCCAGCCTGAAATGTTCTAACGTCAACACTTACAACTGTTGACTCTGCCCGGAATATCTGGATAATTGGCATCGAAGCTACCGGATGGGCCGGCGGCGGAAAGGAGGCAATACCATGAAAATCACCATCAACACAAGCGGCTATAACGAGCGGCGCTACGGCAAGCCGTGGATCGCCCGCGTGGACTTCGCGGCCAAGGCCGGCGGCGAATTCCTGTGGGGCAACTGGATCGGCCAGCCTGGAGAACCCGGCGAGCTGAGCGTCGAAGCCGAGGCCGGCGACATCATCGCGCGCGGCCAGCGGGACAACCGCAATCCGCGCAATTCAGCGCCGGACTTCTACATCCTGCAAGAGGGCGGAACCCTCAGGCCGTGCGGCAGCAAGATCGAGGCAGTCCGCGCGGCGCGCGAATACAAGGAGAGCGCGCGATGATCACTATCACCAACGCCTTCTCGCTGGCTATGCTGCCGCTCTGGCGGCAGTCCATAGTGGGCGAGGATGGCGACCCGGCGTTCGTTACCGAGCTGGCGATCACCCCATGTGATCCGGTCGCCGTCCTCGCCAAAGCTGACGCCGAGGGACGCGACGTCAGCTCCGCCGTCGGCCACGCAGACACGGCAGCGCTGTTCGCGGGCATTCTCGGACGCCCGGTGCCGAGCGATCGCCGCAGCATCTCGCTGGGCTGCGACGAGGCACTGCTGGTTGGGCAGTACGTCGGGCCACGGCTGCCGGCGGGGGCCACCACGTTGCCGGCATGTGCGACGGTACGATGGTTCCTGGTCCAGTACCTTGAGGATGCGTGATGACCATCGACGACTTCATCAACGCCGTGAGCGCCGGCCCTGTCCGCAAGCGCCCGCGCATGGGGCCGGTCGCGCTGGGCATGGCTCGGCGCATCCTGGTCGACGGCCTGACGGTGGCCGACGCCGCCAGCGAGGCCGGCCGAACCAAACAAGAGGCCAGCCGCGCCGCGCTGCGCGTGCTGCGCAGGCATGATGCAGGCGTGCTCTGCCCGACCTGTTGCCGTCCGCTTTAGGCCTTTGCGGCGGCGGCGTCGAGGCGTTCCGGCTTAATCAACAAATTCGCGGCGGGCATTCAGCGCCGCTTCGGCATCCTTAATGTCGCCGCCGGATGCCAGGATTTCCATCGCGAGGCGGCCGGCGGCGCCCTTCCCTGTGTTGTCGGCCCAGCTCGCGGACTCGCTTTGGCGTTTTGCGCGCAGATAAAGGGCTGCGCGTGGGTATTGCTCTTGCAGCGCCTGCAGGCGTTGCGATGGTGACTGATCCAGGGGTCGCGGCGGCCTGGCGCCATCATTCCCCTCATCTTCCATCATCGCCGAGAACTCGTTTCTGTATCGCGCGTCTTCGTTGTAAGCCGCTGCCGCTGCCGCCATAACCTCGTCAAGGCCAGGCACGGCGGCGTTCAGCGCGGCTTTTCTGGCCATCTCGGCGCCGCGAAGCTCGGCCTCGTAATCATCGACGAGCTTCTGAAGGTCTGTCCGGCCTTCCAGCTTGGCAAAAACCTGCTGGCCATTCACTTTCGTCGCGAACAAGACTCCGGGTACCGGCTTGCGATCGACCACGATGGTTGAGGGCTTGCCGCCCTCAACGGTCATGCCACGCAGGGCGGAACTTTTTGCGTCCGCCGGGAATGTGTATCTGATCGCGGGAGGCACTTTCTGAGTGGCGCTACTTGACTGCCGCGGCGACGAAGCGGCCGGCGAATTTCCTGCCGGGAAAATCACGGCCGGCTTTTCTGCCGCACGTGAAGCGTCATCCCCAACATGGTATTTCTGCACGACGCCATCCTTGCGCGTTCGTGTCTCAACGTGCGTGCCGAACATGTCGGCGGTGCGCGTGTCGCCGCTGGTCTTGGCCTTCAGGAACAGGAAAAACATGGCTACGCCCTCAATCTTGCTTCCGGCCAGGATAGCTGTCGAACAGCCGGCTGTCCGGCTCAACCTTGAGCACCCACTCGCGCGGCGACCCGCGCATTGATGCCTGCACGGTAATGATGCCGTCCTGGCCAATGGACACAACACGCGCGTTCGAGAACGTCGCCAGACCCTTGTGGCCGACCACGTAGGCCTGCGCGCCCTTCCACTGCGCGCCCACGACGATCCCCTTGGCCTTGATGTCGGCAAGCCGTTTTGCCTTCACTGCGGACACCTTGGCGTCCTGGCCGGCGGCTTTCTCGCGGTATGCCGCCACCATGTTCTTGATTTCGGCATCAGACGGCCGCTTCCTCGACTCCGGGAAGTCGGCGCTGACGTAAATGGCGTCGCCGTCGCCGTTGCTGACGAAGGCGCCATGCTCGATCGCGGCCGGCATGTTCGAATAGATCGGCTCGCGCTCGATTCTCACCCTGACCACGGCATCCCGAGCCATCTTCCCGGCTTCCCGGCGCGCGGCATCGAAGGCTTCAACATGGCCGACGGCGGTTGTTCCCGCCGGCACCCTTACGACGCGCTCAGGCGCCGCCAAGTCGCCTCCCTGGCTTCTTCCGCGGGCCTCCAGCGCGCGACGCGCGAAGTGGTACGCATCGATCATTTCCTCGAATTCTGGCGCGCCAGCAATCGGGCCGTCCTTGTCGCCAGGCATCCACTTGCCGTTTGGCAGCCGCCGCGAATACGCCTGCTCTTCCGGGCCATGCTCGGCCTCGTAGGCTTTCTGTTTCGCCGACCGCATGTCGTTGTCTGCCGTCAAGCCACGCTCAGCGGCGCGACTGCGGTCAACCGGCTTGTCGCCGCCGAACAAGTCGCCGGTCTTCGTGTCGTTGCCGCGCCGCACCGGTGCCGGAGCCGCCACCACGTCGGTGTGATAGCTGCCGACGCTGATCAACTTGCCGTTCTTGCCGCGCCGCGTGTGGGCGCGGACGTAGGACTTGAGGAACAGGACGCCGGCTGGTGACTTAGCGAACAGCACCCGCGCCTTGATCATGCCGGGATCGCCCTTCGTGGCGAGCACCTTGGCCTTGAATTCGTCGAACGGCATGGTTGTTACCGGCCCCAGGAAGCGCGGGTTGTCGTAATGCGCCAAGTACGCGCGCACCGCCGCCGACTTGTTGGGGAACCCGAGCATGGCCTTGTCTTCGTCGAACTCCTTCCAGTCGCCGGCCTTGCGTTGATGCACCACGTAGACATTCGGCGCGTCTTCGTCCGGGCCGATGTAGCAGTCGACATGGTCGCCGTCGACGCCCTCCGTAAGGCGGATGTACCCATAATCATTGACCATCTTCGTGCGCCATGACTTGCCTGTGCGGTCGGTGCCCTCGCGCACGCTGCCGGCGGGATTCTCGATGCTGATCTGCAGGCCACGAAAGCTGCGCCGCTTCATTTTGTAGTTGCCGGCCTCGGCCTGCGCGGGCGTCGGGCGCGCCTTGATCAAGATCATGGCTGCACCTTCGCCAGTCTCTCTTCCATCCACGCCAGGAACTCCTTGTTGGCGCCGGCCGGCGGCTGGCGGACAGTTACGAATGTGCCGCGACAGTGCGGATGCTGCACCCCAGCCGCCGGCCACCACATCTCGTCCGGCGTGCGCTCGACCAGGGCATCGCCGTCGCGCTTGCGCGGGCTCGCCGAGCGGCCGTAATTCGTTTTTCCGACCCATACCTGAGTGGCGCCATCCTTGTCGGCGGCATCCGGGCTCACCACCGTGAACTCCCTGCCGTGGATGGACCGGCAGAACGGGCAGGCCGTCGGGTAGGCCTCGACGCGCCTGACCTTGGTACCCGGCGGCAGCGCGGCAATGAACCCCTCGTTGGCGTCGCGCGCCGTCTCGGTGATGGCGATGCGCCGCCAGTCCCGGTTCAGCACGCCGAAGTTGTCCAGCAGGCTCTGCTGAAGCTTCCACAGCGACGCCTCCGGCGAGCCCATGGCGCGGCCCTGCTCGTGCTCAAGGATCAGCTGCTTGATGCTGTGGCGGGCGCGGTCGCCGATGTCGGTAATCAGCTCGCCGGCCCGCGCGGCGGCAAACTCGACCGCCAGGCGTTCCATGGATGACACCGGCACGCCCTGCCGCAGCAGCGCCATGCTGGTCGGCAGCAGGCCGAGCATGGGCTCAAGTTCCGGCCCCGGCAGCGGATTGGCCATAGCGGCTTGCAGCTTGCCGGCCATGGCGGCGCGCACGGCCAGATACTCGGCTTCGGTGCGGATCACGGCCGCCGGCAGGTGCTTCTGGATGATCCAGTCCACCAGCAGCAGCCAATCTTCCAGCGTGTAGTCGGATGGCTGCTTGCGCTCCAGGCGGTCCTTCACGCGCCGCAGCTCGGCGGCATCCCAGCGCAACCATTCCTGCGCCTTGGCCAGCAGGCTCTTGCTCAGCTGGGCCACCGGCTCGCCGCCCAGCGCGCCGGTCAGTTCATTCAGGATGGCCAGCAGTATCCGCTGGCCGCGCGCCGTGACGTCCTCGACGTGCTGGCGCACGTAGGGATCGTGGTGCGGCGTCCAGATGGCGCTTTCCGGCGGGGTCTCGGCCTGCGCCTTGTAGATGGTCTCAAGCGCGTGGTCGGTGCAGTCGTGAGACAGCGGTCCGATGTCAATCAGCAGCGGCGCGTGCACGGCTCAGTCCGCCCGGCGAAACAGCACGCGCATGCTCGGCGCGTCGGCCGGTTCGTCATCGCCTTGGCTGGCTGGCGCCGGCCGGCCGAAGGTCAGCGCTCGCCGGAGTCGGTCGAACGCCTTTTTGAGCGGACCTCTTCGAGCGCCTTCCTGATGCGGTCCGGAAGAATATCGCTGTCCAGCGGGTCCCGCCCCGGCGTCCCCGGCTGGCAGTCCTGATAGTCCAGCAACTCCGCGTCCTTCTCGGTCAGGTTTTTGAAGTCCAAGTTTAGGTTCTCCATGGGCAGATATTAGCACCGGCGCGGCTCCCATGGGCACGTTGTTGTCATGGAACGACCACGCGTCGACATGCCGCTTCACCGCATCGAATGACGCCTCGTTGCCGGTATTCCCGAGCACAACCTCGGGCGGCACGAATCGCTGCGTCTTGCCAAGGAAGCGGTCAACCGCGCGCTTGGCGGCCTCCTGCCGCGGCAGGTGCATGTAGTGCGCCTCGGTTCGGTATCCGGCATCCTTGAACCGCTTCACCAGCGCAACCGCCTTGTGGCCGGTCTTCATGGTGGCGTCGTGGACGATGTTCAGGCGCAACCCCTGGGCGACGTCGGTGATGTGGTCGAAGATGAAGGACGATTCCTCATGCACTTGGGCGGCATTCCAGCCCTCGTACTCTGGCAGCATGCCCTTTATTTCGTCGGCGTCCAGGACGATTGCGCGGTCCTTCGCGTAGACCTTCCCGGCCAGCTTCGACTTGCCAGATCCACCACGCCCCCCCAGTAGGACAAACGTCGGCGCCTCGCCGTCTGCCGGCCTGGCCCCTTCGATCGCGGCTGGCGACAGAATGCGATCCACAATTTCATTGTGCAGGCGCTTCCTGGATTCCTGCCATGCGTTGCCATCCTTGAATTGATCAATCGTCTGCTCGATCGTCGCCAGCCGCTCCTGCGCGGCGCTGATTTTTTGCGCCGTGTCAGCCGGGAACTGCGCGATGATCTTTTCCGGCGTCGCGTCAGGGTCATTGTGCTGGCTGTAGAAGTCGGCCGCCGAGAATTTGTCGGGCGGAATCTTGCCGCCACTCACGGGATCGCCGTCATCCTCTCCGCCGGGGGCACCTCCTTGGCTGCTCTTCCCGCCATCCGGTCGCGTGTGGCCCCGAATCTCATCCCAACGAACTTGGTGCTCGCGCTGGCCGTCGCTGACGGTGGCGCCGTCCTTTCCTGCCGCCACGATCTTGCCGTCAAGCCGCTTGCCGCTGGCCTCGAAGAGCACGCGGTCGCCCGGCTCCAGGTTGTGCGTGCCGTAGCCGGCGGCGGCGCCCCGTTTCTCGTGCTCAGCTGCCGCGCGTCCGCCGCCTCCGGCCGGCTGGTCTTCCTGCGTCCGCTTCCAGCGCCGCGTGGTGTGGCCGGCCCGGTCGGTGACCTGCTGCAGGGCCAACCCAGGGCGCCCCTTCAAGTCGGCCTTGAACAGGATCTGCGCCTTGGTGATGTCGGGGTCGCCATTATCGAACGCCCCTTTGTTGCCGATGGCTGACTTGATCTGCTCGGGGCGAAAGGCAACCGAAACGCGCGCCGGGTTTTTCTCACCATAAGGACCTGCGCCATCGCGGATAGAACGCGCGATCACGCCGTCATAGCCGGCCTTTTCAGCCGCGCGAATGACGTCTGTGAAACCGATGCGAGGGACCATCCCGCTGCGGCCGTGGAGAATGTTTCGTTCATCGAAGTGCCGCGCCAATTCCTGCGGAAAAATGTCGAGTGGAAGCGATCCCCATTGCTCCCCAGCCGCATCAAACTCATAAGGCCGTTGCAGCGACAGGTAGACGGGCATCACATTCGGAGTTCCGTACCTGATTTCGCCAGCGTACTCGCTGGCCGCTTGCGGGTCATCGGTGAAATAGTGGATGCGTGTGCCGCGCTTGCCGCTTTGCTTGAACGCGTCGAATGTGTGCCGAGTGCCGTGATAAACCACCAGCGGCTTGCCGCCTTCGCTCATCGGCTTGCCGGTGTCAGTGACGACTGAATCACCGAACCAACGGCGAAACTCTGGCGTGTCAGTTGCGGCGTCATGCCCAGGTTGGTCGCTCCGGCCACGCTCATCCGCGGCGCCGACGTGATACCCCTGAACAACCCCATCTTTTCTCACGCGCTGCTCGATGTGGGTTCCAGGGACCGCCTTGAACATCACCCGCGCGCCACAGGCAATCGCCTTGGCCAGTCCGGCGGCGCGTTCCTCGTCGGTGTTTTCCTCGATCGGCCCCGCCACGAAGCGGCGCTCGCCGTCCGGCAGTTCCACGATGGCGCCGTCCTCGCCGTCCTCGATCACGCGCACCTGTGGACGCACGCGCAGCTTGTGGCCGAGCAGGCGATCCCACGGCACCTGGTGGCGGGCGCCGTCGGCATGCACCGTGCAGCCGTGCTTCCCGACTGCCTTGACCTCGCCGCTGCCAGGCCCCTTGGCGGTGCGGAAGTAGACGTGGTCGCCGGGGTGCACGCCGCGCACTACCGCGCCACCAGGTACAGCAGCAGCCCCCCGACCAATGACCCGACGAACCCGAATGCGGCCGGCATCAACCAGCCCCACAGCCGTGATCCCTGGCCAGCGCGTTCCGTGACCGAGGCCACGGCCGTTGTCAGCGTCTTGTCGATCAGCGCCACATTCGCCTCAAGCTGGCTGTGGCGACCCCACAGGTTCTCGAGCGACTTCTCGGTGTACTTGCGAGACTCCTCAAGGCCGATCAAGCGCGACATCAGGTCGCCCATCTTGGCGAGGCCGCCCTTGACGTCGTCCATGTCGCGACGCCACGTGTCGAACATTTCCTGCGCCCCCGGCGGTAGTTCGCTGTTCGCCATCTCAGGCCATTGCCTCAATCAGTGCCGACACGGTTTTCAGTCGCTTTGGCGTCCCGAAGTCCACCTGCACCTGCAGCGTGTAGCGGCCGGGGGTGTCGAAATCGCCCGCCACGGTGGCGTATTCCACGTAGGTGTTTGCTGGCAGCAGGACGCCCGCCTCTATCACGTCCTGCGCGCCAACAACGGGCGTCCTGCTGACGGCGGCGCCCCACGGCGGCGTGATGATCAGGGCGACGCCCGAGTGGCCGCTCACGTCCTCCGCCAGGTCAATCCGCAGCAGGACGCCATACGTGCCGGCGACCAGCGCCATGCACGTCACGGCTATTCGACCGCCGGAAGTTCGCCGTCCTCGCCGCCATCCGGCGGCCCCGGCACACGCCGCACGCTGACCACGTTCCCGCACCGCGGGCACGTGACCTCGTGGTCGCGTCCATCCACGTCGATGTCCTCGATCAGGTCGGTCAGGTCGGCGCCACACGGCACGATCAGGCCGTTGCCGGCCTCGACGCCGCGCTTGTTGTGGCCCGCCATGTTGGGGCGACCCAACGCTTGCGCCTCTTCTTCGGTGTAGGTGCCGATCACCGGCCCCTGACAGGTGTGCTGCATTTCCGAGTCCCTCTTAGATGGTCATGCCGGCCAGTTCGGTCGTGAAGCTGGTCTTGATCGCAGCCGCAGACGCGCCGCGCGTCATCTCGACCCACACGCCAATGGTGCTGTTGGCTTCCAGTGTGCCGCCCGGCAGTGACTGCGCGACGCCGTCGTCGACGAAGGTCACGCTGCCTGGCGTGGTCTTGCGGTTGGCGACCGACTGCGCGCCGTTCTTGGCTGACTCGCAGCCGATGCGGATCGAAGACGACGGGTCGGCGGTCAACTTGATGGTGGCCGTCGTCAGTGTCAGCGACGCGTGCTCGTTCTTCCAGAACTCTTTCTCATAGCGGATGGTCTGCGCGACCTCGCTCGCCGAGTTGATGAACATCACCGACGCCTTCGTCTTGCCGGCCGGAATCACAACCACGGTGGCGCCGCCCGCATTGAGGCGGATCGTGACGTTGCCGGCCGGCGCGCTTGCCAGGCTCGCCTTGAGGAAGCGCTCAAATATCTGCGGGAACGCCTTTACCGTGGTCCCCGTCAAAGCCAGGCCCTGAGTCACGATGGCACCGGAGCCACTGCGCCCCGTAATGGTCAGGACCATGGTGTCGCCGGCGGCGCTCGACACGGCCTCGAGCGTCGTAGTAAATGGCATCTGCGTAACCTCCAGCACGCAGGTGTCGTCGATGGCGCCACCGGATGCCGCAGAATCGTCTTCCGGGCGGCTGGCGGCGCCGTATTTCTTCAGGTCGGTGGCGACAATCGGCATGTGGATTCTCCGCGCGTAGGTGGCGACGCCGGCGGGCGGCCGGACTGTGGGTTCATTGTGGCGTCACGACCTACACTGCGAGCGGATCAGCACCACGCCATTGCAGAGCGGCATCGACGCGCTGATCACCGTCGCGCGGTACGGCGTGCCGTCGATCGTGACCCATATCTCGCCGTCAGCCGCCACGCCGGCCGGGCTTTCGGCTGCGGACGATCGGCCAGCCGCCGACCCGACAAGCGCCTCCGCCGACTCACCGGACAGCGCGATCAAAGCCTGTCCGCCGTCGGTCGCCGCAGTCCTGGCGACGCCCAGGACGCCGGCCGCCTCTATCCAGACGGCGGCGGCGGGGGCAAGGCGCGACCCGATGGCGACTGACGACAGCTGCGCGCGAGCGACGCCGCCCGCCGTTTCGATGGCCACCAGCGCCGGGCGCCACTGCCCGGCCAAGACCTCGCCGGCCGTCAGGAGGGATCGACTCGCTGTCGCCAAGGCATCTGTCTGTGCTGTTCGCGCCGCGCCAGCCCGCGCCAGAACATCCGCCGCGTGCTGCACCACCGACAGCATCGCCGCCAAGTTCTCGGCGGACGCCACCACGCCTCGAATGATGCCGGCGCGGACCTCGACGGCATCATCCGCGGCAGCCAACAACCGCGTCATCGCTTCAATTCCGGCGATATGCGGCCCACGTACGCCGCCCGCCTGCTCGGCGGCCAAGACGTGTGCCGCAATCGCCCGCGCCAACGCCTCTGCCGACATCGTCGGCGCGCGGGCGGCGCGCTGCAGCGCCTCGATGGAGAAGTGACCGTAGGCCGCCAGCAGCGCCGGATCGGCAAGCCATGCCGTCTTGCGGGCAGCCGCCACGAAGCCGGCAATGTTGATCCAGGCACTTCCCGCCACCCGCAGGCCGACGAGTGCCTCAAATCCACTGGATTTGCCCGGCGACAACCACGCCGTTTCGAGGTCGTACTCATAGACCGCGTTGCTGGCGTTCCCCATCAGGTAGAGCTTCGCGCCTCCGTCGCCAAAGGCAAACCCGACCGGGTTGGCGTCCTGCGGCGTGACCAGCACGTGGATGCCGCTGTAGACGGCGGCGCCGAGGCCGCTTGTCGCGCCGTATTCGTAGATCTCGTTCGTGGCGTTCCCAAGCACGTACAGCTTGGTGCCGTCTGCGTCGAGCGCGATCCCGACCGGGTTGGCGTCCTGAGCCGTAACGGTCAGGCTCACGCCTCCGTAGGTGGCCGAGCCGATGGCCCACGCGGTGGCCAGGGCGTATTCGTAGACCGTGTTCGTGGCGTTCCCCAGCAGGTACAGCTTGGCGCCGTCCGGCCGGAAGGCGATGCCGACAGGATTCTCGTCCTGCGCGGTAACCAGCAGGCTGACGCCGCCGTAGACGGCCGAGCCGATGTCCCACGCCGCCGGCAGATCGTATTCGTAGACCGCGTTGCTGGCATTGCCCAGCACGTACAGCTTGGCACCATCGGGCCGGAAAACCATGGACACCGGATTCGCGTCCTGCGCTGTGACGGACAGGCTCGCGCCGCTGTAGACCGCCGACCCAACATCCCACGCGGTGCCGAGGTCATATTCGTAGATCGCGTTCGTGGCGTTGCCCAGCACGTACAGCTTCTTGCCGTCCGGCCGGAGCACCACGGCCGCCGGATTGGCGTCCTGCGCGGTAACCAGCAGGCTGACGCCGCCGTAGACGGCCGACAGGCTCAAACTGGCCGCCACGAACCCGGTTGCGGCCAGCCATGTCTTCCGGGCGGCGGCCGTCAGCAGCGACGACTCGATCATCGACTCGCGGCCGGCGGCGGCAATGCTGATCGCTTCCAGGTCACTCGACAGGCCCGACAAAAGGCCGGCCGCGGCCTCTACTGACGGCGCCCAAGCGACCGATGCCTGACCAAGCACGGCAGGGCTGGCGTCACGTGCGGCGGCCAACAGCAGGGAAGACTCTATCGACGCCAGCCGTCCGTACGACAGCAAAGCCGGCGACTCATTGGCGGCCTTCCGGATTGCGGCCAGCCCTGCAGTTCCCTCGAGCGCTGAATATTTCGCAAAGCGAAGGCTTCCGCTTGTCTCCCATGCACTGGCACGTCCAGCCGCCGCTGCGCCGACGGCTTCCCCCGAATCGGCAAGAGCGCGGCTGACCGGCGTTGGTGGCGCCTTGAACGTCGCAATGACGGCCGCCCAATCCTCCCCGCCGATCGTCGGGTTGTAGGTTTTGACGCCGGCAGCTGACTCGATGAAATAACCGCCGGCCAGCGTGGCGTTGCTGCCTTCTATACCTCCAGTGGTGCCGACGCGAACCGGCGGCGCCGCATAGGCCGGGCTGGCGTCCTGCGTAAAGCCGTTCTCGACCGGGCCGTCGGTGGCGACGATGCCGACCGTGAGCACGGCATTCTGTGTGGTAGAGCTGGCGGTGCTGACGCTCGGCGCGCCGACACCGGTGGCGGCGCCCACTACGTCCAGGGCGGCGGCTGGATCGATGCCGCTGACGGCAAATGCCGACACGGCCTTTGCTAAAGGCTGCGTGGACCAGCTGATCGTGATGGTGCCGCCGGACGCCAGCGCGGCGCCCTGCGCGTAGTAGATGGCGCCAGCCACATTGGTGGCGTTAACCGCCGACTGTGCCAGCGCGTAGCTGTTCCCGGCGCTGTCGGCTACGCCCGATATAACGCCGTTGTCATCGTAGGCAGCCGCCACCACGATCAGCGATCCTGCCGGCGCTGCCGCAGCGGTCGTCAGGACCGTGCTCGCCTCACTGATCTTGCTCTGGACCGTCCCAATGCTTAACGGCGTGCCGATGGCCATCGGCGCCTACCCGGGGATGTTCCGGCGCGCTCGCGAGACAGCCCGTGCCCGGGCGGCGCGGCGTTCGTCGCTCGGCTTCTTGACACGCACGGCGCCCCCCCTATTCGATCGCGTAGATCGTCGGCAACGACTTCCCGAAGTCGCCATCTCGGCCGGCTGCCGGCTTGCCGAAGTCGCCATCTCGGCCGCCCGGCTGGCCATTGCCTGGCCCATCCTGTTCATCGCCAGCTGCGTTGCCGTCGCCCTGCCCCGGGTCATCACCCCGCTGGTCGCCCTGGCCGGGATCGCCGCCAGGTTCCTGCCCGAAGTCCTGCTGTGCCTGCTGCTGCAGCTGCGTCCATGGCCCGACCAGCGACGGGTTCAGCGGGGCGTCATCCAGCGGGGTCTTGGTCGGCTGCTGGCCCAGCTCGGCGCGCAGCTCGCCCCACGTCGACGCCATTTTCTGCTGCTCCCAGCGCTGCGCGTTGTCTTCCGGGTCCAGGCCGACGAAGCGGAACACGTAGTTGTCGCCGAAGTCACCGATGACGTAGTCCGACATCAGCGACTCGAAGTAGGACAGCAGCGGGCGCAGGCCCTTGTCCTTGCTGAACGCCAGCTTCTCGCTGGTATCGTTGCCGGCCAGCCGGCTCGAATTGCCGGAGCTGAACGACTCGAAGTTGATCTCGTCCGGCGCGATCGAGTAGATGGCGCAGATGATCGACGTGAGGAACGTCATCCACTTCGCGAAGTACATTTCGTTGAATTCGATGCCGAATTTCTCGAAGCTGGCCTTGCTTTCCTGGTCTTTGCTGACCATCACCGGCACCGTCCAGGCGTTGTTCACGCCCTTGACCATGGCGTTCCAGTGCCGTTTGAAGGCCGTCAGGTCGTTTGCGTCGTAGTCGCCAGACAGGTGCAGCAGTCCCTTGGGGATGGCGTTCTCGTCGAAGCCCTTGATGTTGTGCGTCAGCGCGTTCAGGAATCCGGTCACGATGCGGATCAGCAGCTCGGGCTCGCCCAGGCCGTAGCCGGCCAGCCGCACGTCGGTGCGCGGGTTGCGCGGCACATAGATCAGGTCGTCGTAGCTGTACGCCGTGCGAATGCGGCCCTGCACGACCTGCAGGGCGAATACTTCGTCGTCGCCCTCGTAGCCGTGCTCGGTGCACAGCCGGATGGTGGCGCCGTCGACCGCGTACAGGCCGTCAATGCCCAGCTTGCGGTCGCGCTTGAGTTCGGTCTCGATGGGCGCCGCATCCATGGTCAGGCTGTCGCGGACCAGCTTGGCCATGAGGTGTGGCAGGGCGTCGCGCCGCAGCCGCTGGCGGGCGCGCGGCTTGAATTCCCAGCCGCTGTTTTGCACGAAGCGGGTCAGCAGCTTGATCGATTCGCTTTCCGGCGCCGTCAGCTCGTGCTCTTTGTCGACGTGGCGGATCGCGAACCCGGGCTGGTCTTCCTGTTCCTGCGGCCGGCAGAACGCTGACACCTGACGAATTCTCGTCATGATGACCGCGTTCAGGATCGGCGTCTGCTCGACCATTTGGCGCAGGCTTTCGAAGCCGAGCGGGCTGGGCCTTTCGTACCATTCGCCACTCGCGAAGATTTGCAGGTCATCCAGGTATACCGACTGCATGCCCTGCTGGCGCCGCCGCGCCTCGCTGGTCGGGAACTGGATCACCTGCGCCTTCGTGAGCACCGCCTGCTCGTCCAGGTCGGCGACGATGTGATCGATGACGCGCTGAACGTCGGACGCCGGGATCAGGTCCGACAGCGACGGCCTATAGGTCTGCTGCAGCTGCGCCTGCGCGTCGTAGCGCTCATCGGCCGGCGCACGCGGGTCGTAGGCTACTGTTCTTGCGTCGTCGCTCATGTTGGCATTGTCGCGTCACGACCGGGCGGTCGTTGTAGGATACCCGCTGTCGCCACGAAACGAGGAACCGCCATGCCTGACCGCATCCTGCCAGCCGCCGCCCTCAACCCGCCCGTCGCTTGCGCCGATCCGCCGTGCAACGGCGTCGCCGACATCACCGCCAACGTCGCCATGCTGTCCCCAAAGGCCGGCGACATCGTCCACGTGCGCCTGCACCGGCAGCTTGCCAATCATGAGATGGTGGCGCTCATGGACCAGCTGTCGGCGATCGCTCCGGACGCCCGCTTCCTGGTCACCGACGGCGTGCTCGACCTGAACCTGCTGACATCCGCGCAGCTCGCCGAGATCGGCCTTGCCAGAATCGCATCCCGCCTTGTCCTTCCGCACTGAGGCCGAACTGGCGGCGATGGCGCCGGAGGTCAACTACGGCGCCTTCGACATCGGCGCCGCAGACACCACGCCTGGCGCCGCCTGCTGGTGCGCGCCGCCCGCTCCCATCCATGCCGACAACTACCGGGCCTGGCTGCGGACTCACTACCGCCTGAACCGCGGCGTGGCGCAGCGCATGGCGGCGACGGCCACATACTTTCGCCGCGGCGGCGCGCTCGACGTGGCCGGCCCCTACGCCAGCGAACTGCTGGCGGCGCTGGCCGACATGGCTACGGCTGCGGCAGCGCCACGAACAACGGACACGCCGGGTCGCGCCCGGCAACGCTGAAGCCCCGCGCCCGGCAGTGCCCGCGGCCGGCGTCGAAGGCCTCGCACCGGCCGCAGGTATCGTCAACCAGGCCGGCATCCATCATTTCCACGACGTGCTGTGGCAGTCCCGGCATGTTCTGCGCCGCCGTGCGCTGCTCGACTTGCGCCGCCGCCGTCGGCCCCTCCGGGATGTAGAAGGTGCCCGTACCATGGGCGCGCGCCCAGGCCGCCTCGCAAAGCATGTTGGCGAAGGCAAAATGCGGGTCGATGCCCACCTTGACCACGCGCGGCCGGTACTCGCGGACCTTCTCGTCGGGCTCCATGACCAGAGCGACGCGCGTCAGGTGCAGGAACACCACTTCCCGCAGCAGGTTGACGCGCTTGCGCACGCCGCCGTCAAGGATGTCCTGCTCGCGCTGCTCCGGCGGCATCAGGCAGGTGTGCTTAACGAAGCGGTCCAGCGCCACCTGCATCATCTTGTACTGGTGCAGGGCCACCGTGTAGCGGTCGCGGTCTTCGTCGCGCGTGCGCCGGTCGGCCTTGCTGACCACGGCGTCGCCCCATGCCAGCATGTCATCGGCCAGGTTGGTGTAGTGCGCGAGGAACACGCGGCCCTTGTGGCGCCCCGCGAAGCGCTTGGCGTCGTTGTAGTTGGGCAACGACTCGACCACGCACACCGACACGCCGAACTGCTCCATCAGGCCGCTGCAACGCTCGAACGGGTCATCGCTGTAGATGGCCTCGACGTGGATGGTGGCCTGGCGGCCGTCCGGCAGACGCTCCTTAACGATGGCCACGTTGAACTGGCCCATCTGGTCGATGCCCATGTAGGTGCCGCTCGCGCGGTCCTTCCAGGTCACGCCGGCCCGCGCGCCGGCCGCCACGCACTGGTTCAGGTGCTCCAGCGTCACCGGGATCTGCGTCGGGTCCGCGAACGGCATGCCCAGCTTGCGGTTGTAGAAGTTCTGCTTCTGCTCGCTGGTGGCGGCGCGAGACCAGGACTCCATCATTTCGTCGGCGCTGATCGTTGGCGACAGGATCTGCGACAGGTGCCAGGACTCGATCTTGGCCTTCGGCGCGGCCGCCAGCCATTCGCCGTCCTGTGTGTCGTCGATCCAGGCCTCGCATTTGACGCAGCGGTAGCGGTAGCGGTCGGCGGCACGGTCGAACGCCACGCAGTCCGGCCACATCGATGACAGCACCTGGTGCTCGCCGCAGTTGGGGCAGCGCGTGTGGAAGTCCAGCTGCTTACCGAGCTTGTAGAACCAGTTGATGTCGGCATCCGGCCACTTGGCCGTGCTCACCGCCATGGTGTAGCGGATGTGCGATGCGCTCAGGCGCTCGCGCGTGCGATCGATGTCATCGACCATCATGCCCTGCACTTCGTCGAAGGCAAGGATGTCCATCGGGTATGACTCGGTGGTCACCTTGCCGCTGGTCCACAGAAAGAGGAACACGGCGTCCGCTATGCGCCGCGTCAGTACGTTGCCCTCGCCCTTGGACCTGCTCTTTCCAGCCGGCCCATCGTCAATCGTCAGGTCGCGGTACAGAGATGGGATGGACCGCACCAGCGGCAGCCAGCGTTCCCGGCTGACGTAGCCTGCCAGCGGCATGTCTGGCAGGTAGAAACCGCACGTAGCCGGCGAGAACTTGCGCGCCATGTAGATGCACGCCAGCAGCTCCCAGACGGTCAACCCCATCTGCGCCGCCTTCTGGATCACCATCATCCGCTGGTAGGCATCCTCCGGCGTCGACGGCACGGCGTCGTAGATGGCCCACAGCGAGCGGCGGTTGTCGAGCCGAAACGGCTTGCCGTCCACCTTCAGGCCTGCCGCCGCCAGGCGATCGCACCACTGCCGGAACGTCATGTCCGGCGGTATGTCGCGCGCCACCGGCGTGCGGTCGATCTGCTTGTTCAGGTCGGCAAGAAATCCTGACAGCATCGACCGATGCCCTTCGAGAGCATCCATCAATCCGCCCGGCGCCCGCCCACAGGGGCGTAGCTGAACCCTTGACGCTGGTTCTGAACCTCAAGGCGAGCCGCCACGCGTGCCGCCATCTCTGGCGACTCGGCCCGAATCTCTTCCATGATCGCCCAGTAGAACTCGCGGATGCGCTCGTATTCGTAGGCGCGCGCCATGATCTTCAGCAACTCACTGATCAGGTTGGTGCGCTGGGTGATCGAGGCCGCAAACGACTTCGGCAGCACGATCTTGCGGCGCTCCTCGCCGTCTTCGCCAACTTCAACGCGTGAGCTGTGCTCGCGCAGCAGCTCGGCGTCGGCATAGACCTCGCGCGCCTTGGACAAGAAGTCGAAATCAGCCCGCGCCTGCGCGCCACCACGGGCGATGTATTCCGGTGCCGGCGCTCGCGGCAGGTGGGCCGCCGCGCGCTCCACCACCTCGTCCGGGGTTAGCTTCGCAATCTGCCGCCGCGCGCGCTTCAGCGATGGAGGCTCCGGCTTTTCGGTCTTGACGCGCTTGACCAGCCGAAACCATGTGGCGTGCGGTATGTCCTCGAACTGCCTCCTGACAGGCTCCCAGCTGTGCGGGCCGACGTGCGCAACGTGCTCGGCGAGGGCCTTAAACGCGGCCTTCCTGCGAGCCGCGCTGATCCGTTTCGGGCGTTCCTGTGG